GGGAGAGATGTCCACTGTGCTTTCAAAGTAGCCTCAATAGGAGCATCAGGCATCTGTGTCCAATCAGAATCTGAAAGAAGGAAGTTTCTGATCATCTTAATACCTTCCCAAGATACTTTATTCCATCTACCATACTCATTGTATAGTTTTTCCTGAATAATCTCCTGTTCAGTATCCTGATACTCAAAGTATTTCTCTTTGAGAGTCTCAGCAATCTGTCCTACTTCAGATTCAGTTGGTTCTCTCCATTGATATGTCTTCCACTTTCTTTCTTTAGTTTCACGATCATATACATATTTTTTCTTTTCAATACCATATGATCCATCACTAAAATAATTCAAGTGAATCAAACGATCATTGTCAGATGTCCAGAATGGATACAGAACATTTTGGACATTAGCATTCCAAAAATCCTCACCAATATATTCTGTCTTACCATCAACAAGAATCATTCTTTCTAGTGCATTAACTTGCACCACTACACGTATATCTGCCATTTGATTAAGGGATTTTAAGGAACCAGCCTGTTGCAATATATTTATCATGGCTAAAGACTGTGTTTCCACGATGAACATGTGTCATTCCTGCTGGCCAGATCAGTAATGTACCTGTTTGTGGTTTGTATCTTTTCCTTTGATACAAGAATTCAGTCTCTGCTTCGCCGTCTGGCATATCATTTAAGTATACCATCCATGCTAATTCTCTATTTGCTGCTCTAAAGCTAGAGTTTTCATAATGCCATGTATGATAACCACCTCCAACTGGAGTCTTCTGCACTTTTAAACCAAGAGATGACATTTTAACTCTACTGATATGGTCATACTCCTGTTTATAGTTTTCAAATGCAGCATTCAAATACTTATAGAAGTGTGCAGACAATCCCATATCAACGTCATCATACATCATACTGACATCATTACGTGCCAGTTTCTTTTCTGGCATCTGATCGCTTCCATATTGACCGTAGTCTGGGTTAACCTTTAGATAGTCTTCAAAATTAGATATAATAGTATTACAGATCTCATGATGTACAAACCTTCTATACACCCCAATGAAATCTTCAAATTTACCTTCAATTCTGTCAGGATCAATGATCAATCCACTTTCACTTGCTTGTAGCATCAATACGCTCGGATCATATACTTCACTAGATGATAGCGTGTTAGCAGCGGAATGTCAATGTCGGGTTGCAAGGCAGATGAAACATTCAGTTTAACAGCAGATGATAGGGTAAATGTACCTTCGTTCACATCAAAACCAGCAGAATTGATTGGATCACCTTGTGGTTCAATACGTTCAGTGACAAACTCAATACCTAAATCAGTCTTACCAGATGGATATGTTGTAATAGTTTGTTCTACCTCTTCGTGTTCAAATGAAACATATTCAATACCAAAGTTATCATTATCTGCATTTCCAGCACCAGATCTTGTTTGTCTTACCTCTAAAATTAAATTACTTACTCTGAATGTTGTTGCCAAAGGAATCTCAACAATAGTCCAATCACTAGGACCACTAGCAGAAGAAATAGTACCAATCTTAGTAAAGCTAGTAGCACTATCACTACTACCAAATAGTTCTAGTGGTTCATTTGGTGTCTCACCTCCATTACTATTATTACCACAAATAACTTTAAACTTAACTGATAATATTTCTGCTCCCTTTGAGTTACTTGATGAAGCATTGATATTAATTGATCTTGCAAATCTTACAGCTTCATTTCCAACGAACCTAAGATATTTCTCAGAATCACTAGAAGCAAATCCACCATTGACACCAGATCCAGTTCCAGATTCAAAATAATCAACAGAAGGACTTGCACTATCAAATAATCCAGAAGTAGATGAAGTTCCTGTACCACCAGGAATTGTGGTTTCTACTTTATAACTAACTTTACCATATCCACCTTCTCCACTGTTATTTCCACCACTTCCAACAACCATTGTTCCAGAATTCATGTTAGTAGCATCAAATTCAAAGTCCATGTGGTTACCTGATCCACCACCACCACCGCCAGGACCATAAAAGGTCTGGTTTTGTACAGCAACAAATCTAACTCTACCATCAGAACCATCAAGTTCTTGATTATTACCAACTACAGCACCATTACCAGCATTTGATTCTGATATCAAGGTTGCTGTAACACCTGCACCAGTTGCTTTATATGCACTTTGTCCTCTAGTAGCACCATAACCCATTCTTACTGCGTTAGAACCGTTTCCAGCACCTCCACCACCACCGATGCCAGTACCAGAACCGACGCCACCGCCGCCGCCTCCTCCTCCACCACCAGAGCAGACGGAGTTTGAACCAGCACCACCACTTCCAGAGAAAACATTACTTAAAGATTGAGCACCATCATTAGTGCTAAGTTGTCCATTTTGTGCAGTGTTTTGATACGACTCACCACCAGCACCTCCACCACCGCCACCAGCAGCACCAGCGAGCATGACTACAGAAGTACCAATAGCTGTTGAACCACCACCAGCTCCACCGCCACCTCCACCAGTACCAGAACCTCCAGCACCACCAGGAGAAAAACCAGTATTATTTGCCGCACCTTGTGTTAAACCTGTACCTGAATCTCCACCTCCACCAACATAAACTCTTAAACCACTATTCTGACCAAGAGAAGCTAGATTAATATTAATATTAAGAAATTTACCATCACCACCATTACCAGCCCAATAACCACTATCACCAGTACCACCTGATCCACCTCCGCCACCTTTAAGTTCTGCTCTTAAACTATCTAATGGCCATCCAGATGGAAGAGTATAAGTAAAGAAATTAGAATCTGGTTGAGTAAAAAGTTGAGCTACTTCAATTGATCCAGTAAATAAAGTTCTAGAACCATCACCACCTGCACCTGTAACAAATGCAGTAGGAGCACCAACACCTGCTGTAGTCGTTCCACCATCAGTTCCATCATTTCCACTAAAATAGTTACTAATTTTGATATCTAATCCATTTACATTGTATGTGCCTGATGCTGTAATACTTGTCGTAGATCCACCAGAATTAATTCTAGTAGTTCCACCATCACCACCTGCACCACCACCAAGAATGAATTGAGTTGTTGCTCCACCTGTGCATTCTCCTCTAGAAGTAAACATGGTAGCACCAGTATCATTTCTTGTAGCAACAAATCCAACACCAACAGGGTTATTATCCCAGCTATCATTACCATCAGTAGCAAAATCATTTGTAACTCTAACTTTCAACTGATTCCAACCAATCTGTAGAGTATTTGCAGGAACAACCAAGGTTGCACTACTGGAATAAGGTAGAGCAGGTCCTGTAGTATTTGGTGGTGTTGCGTTACCTTGCTTCCAACTACCATCAGGATTATACAAATCCATTTCAGAACTACCATCACAATGGAATTCAACATTAAAACCAGCAGCAGCAAGAGATGCATCTACATTAATACCAACACCACATTCTACCCATTGTCCTATATAAGAGTCTGAACCTGTTAATGCTGGAACCTCTTTATAAATTCCATTGTTCAACAAGAAACTAGACCACACACCAGCAGCACCACCAGAGATATTATTAACACCATTAACAGTACCAACAGCAACCCAATCTCTTGTTTGTAATACTTGTTGCCATGCATTACCACCTTTACCAGCACCAGCAATGATTTGATATTGATTACCACCATAGTTAAATTCATAGTAACTAGCTCCACCATCTTGACCATCATCAGAACTAGTAGCTCCACCGCCTCCACCACCAGTCAAAATACCCTTGACCCCTTGTATTGGAAGTTGTTCTGATGTAGGAGCAGGAACTGTGTAAGATCCTGAAGAAGTCTGTTCTATAGCCGTATCTAATTGTATGAGACTTCCACCAGGTAATTGAATTGTTTTACCACCAATAACATATGTGCCATCAATATCATATACTGTATCTTGTGGTTGTTGAATAACTGTTACTTTATCACCTGGTAGATTTCCCGCAATTTTATATTGCATCTCCAATACAATATCTTCATTTGCACTACCATTTGTTGTTGCACTCAATGCAATTTGTTTTCTTGCATTATATTTTGATTTTGCTAACCTAAAATTATCATCATCAATTGTAATTACATACCACTCTGTATTCTCAGCAAATGTAACAAATGTTCCATCAACATCAAATACTAAAGGAGTTGTCTGAGAATTTGATTCAACTCTAATCTTATAACCAGTAAACAAATCATGACTAGTAATATTAAATATTGTTCCTGCTGGATCACTAGTAATAGAATTGGCAGTAATAGTTTTAGTTACAATCTCACCAATACCACCTACATTACCAAATGTAGCAACAGTTGGATCGGGAATAATATAATCCACAACACCATGAGTGTGAAATAATGGTACAGAACCACTAGGTTGGAAGTATTGAACCTGTCCAGTAGTATCCTTATAACCAGCAAGAACATTATCAACCGCATATCCAGTACCTTCAAATGCTGCTGCCTCAGGTGCTGTAGATGTCAGAATAGCATGTTCATGTTCAGGAACCGAAGTTAACATCTTTTCCTGCATTGGTCCTATTTGTAATTCCACAGAACCAGTTAAAGTTCCACCAACAAATTCTGTTATATTTTGATATCCAGTTATTACAATATTTCCAATATCAAATAATGTTTCTTGTTGTGATTTTGAGAAATACCATCTACCTCCAGTATTACCAACAGTGGAAATAACATTACCTGATACAGGAGATCCAGCACCATCAACACCACCACCAACACCAACTAACTTTCTAGCTTTATAATCAGGAACATTAAATTTAATACCACCAGAATCTGCTCCAAAATTTTCTGGTTTATATGTTCCAGATGTTCCACCATACTTATTCTCAATAACCTCATATAATAATGGAAATTCATCTGCATCATATTCAGATCCATCACAATATAACCATCCAGGATATTGCATTGCTGGATCAATACCAGTATCAGAAGATGTAGTTACAATTTCAACTCTTGCATCTCCACTACTACCTGGTTGAGAAATATAAACCACATCACCATCAGAATATCCATATCCACTATTTTTGATAGTAGCAAAATCCACTTCACCACTTTGAAGTGCTGAGATACCAACAGTTAATCCAAATCCAGTGCTTGATGCAACTTTAAGTGTTCCATTATCACCAACTTGAGTAATATTATAGTATCTTCCTGCAGCAATATCTCCATTACTCCTAGACCATTTGATAGTATTAGCATCAA